GTAGCCGACGGGCTTGCGGTTCTCGTCGAGCTTGACCACCATGTCCAGCGCGGCGACGATGTTCCCGTTCTCGTCGTAGCCCAGCAGCACGCCCATCAGAGAGCCTCCTCCATCAGGGTGTTGTGCCTGACGTAGTAAGTTACGGCAGCGGCATCGTCGATGTCCAGCGATGACTGCACGGTCGCGTAGTGGTCGACAGCGGAGACGAAGCAGCCTCCCCGGGCGAACCGGCAGATGGCGTTGAACTGCATGTTGGTCGGGCCGCCGCTGGTAGCGGAACAGTAGCCGAAGTACGAGTAGGTGTCGAAGCCGACCATCCGAACGGCCGTGTGGCCAGTGGCACTCGTGATGATGGGGATGTTGATGGGGACGACCGACAAGGCGCCGAGCGCGGGCAGCTCGACCTCGGTGACGAACGTGCCGTCGCCCGTCGAAGTCACGTTGCACGTCGTTCTGGCAGCCAGCCTGAACACCTTGGTCACCCCGTCTAGGATGTAGTCTCCCCCGCCCGGGACAAGGGCCACCAGCCCGCCCGACCCGATGGTGACCTCCTCGTTCGCGCTCGTGACCGTCTGCACGTCCGTCGGGGTGACGGACAGCAGCGGGTCGGACCAAGCGCTGTAGTTGTTCGAGTTGTCGCGAGAGCGCATCCTGACCCACAGCTTCACGTCGGGCGCGGCCCCTCGGTAGATGCGCGTCACCTTGCTCGTGGCAGAACTCCACGATGGGTCGGTCCCGGGTCCGGTCCCAGACCCGTCATCGACAGCCCAGTTGACCTCGTACTCGGCAAGGTCGGTGTCAGGGATGGGGTCCCACGATGCCTCGAACGCCCGGTACCGCGCAGTGACGACACGCCCCCACGGAACCTGCGGCACCCCTTCGTCCCTGTCCGAGCCAACGATGCGGATGACCTCACGGGACACGTTGCCGAACTGGTCCTCGTTCCACGTGCGCACGTAGTACCGCTGCCCGGCCAGCAGGTTCTCGATGGCGGCGTGCGTCTCCCCCTTGGGGACGTCCGTGATGATTTGGTTCTCTCCCCACAGCGGGACGCCCGGAGCTGACTCCTCCGACGTGACGGCTACTCTGGTGCGGATGTTCATGTGTCCACCGTGATGTCAAGGTTGACGACGGCCGAGCCGTCATCGTTGAGGGTGGCCCGGCTGGCGACCAGCACTTGCGACGGAGTCGGGGGCCGGGGCGGCCCGGTCTTCAGCTCCCATGTTACGCCATCGAGGCCCAGCTCCCACGTCTGGCCGGTCGAGGCGTCGTAGTAGATGCGCCCGGTCACGTAGACCACGATGGAGTCCATCAGCTCGCCGTCGTCCAAGAAGTGGCCGGTGTCGAGGGAGAGCGGGAGACCGTAGCCGGACGAGTCTGGGGGCGTCCATCCGACCTGCCACTCTGCCTGCTCGCTGATGGGGCGGCTCGGGATGAGGTCGGTGTCCGGGGCCGAGGTGTCCTCTCGCGGAGCCACCGTCAGCGTCGTGATGGGCTCGTTCTTGTCACCCGTCTCGAACGTCACGCCGAGGATGGTCCAGTAGCCCGAACCGTAGGCCGAGGTATCGACAGCGCCGTGGTTGATGTCGACCGGCACGGCGTCGCAGACCGTGTACCCGTCCTCGGGCTGGAGAAGCCCCGTCTTCAGGGCCAGACCCATCCCCTTCCCGACCTTGCCAGATACGATGGCGTCCTGCTTCACCCGGCGGATGAGGTCGTTCCGGTCGTTCACCCCGTCGTAGACAGAGGCACGGGCGAAGCGGCCCCACGTCGCTTGGCTGATGCCGGGCGCGTTGCGGGTCTCGTAGTAGACGCGCAGGCCCGCCCTCGTCCTGCCGATACCGTGCTGCACCGTGGCCCAAGCATCGCCGAACGGGACGACCCTGTACCCCTGCACCAGCTCGCCGTACTTCAGGCGCAACTCGTCGCGCACGACCCCGGGGTCGTCCTCCACCGTGACCGTGTAAACGCCGGTGACCTTCTCGACCTTGATGCGCGTCTTCTTGCCGGTGCCCTGCTTGTGCGACTCGATGAGGCCGGTCACGAACGACAGGCACGGCTGCATCGTGGACCAGACCGTCACCTTCTCGTCCATCGTGGCGATAGCCCCGACGTCGACGAAGCCGACCGGGCTGTTGGTCAGACCGACGGCGCGGTCGAGCTGGTCGGTCACGACCTGCTTCAACGTCTTGTTGACGTACTTCGAGCCCCCGTCGAGGTACGTCTTGTCGGGGTTGGCCGGGTCGTATCGCTCGTCGTACTGGGTGTCGAACAGGGCGAGGTAGTCGACACCGTAGAAGATGACCTGTCGCTCCGTTGCGTCGAAGTCCCAGACGAGCCCGGCGAACACCTCCCGCCACCCGTCGCCCGTGTAGAACTCGATGGCGTAGTGCGTCTGCTTGGGCTCGATGACGCTGAGCTGCGGGTGGTCGGACTCGATGGTCCAGTGCGCCTCGCCCGGGCTGTTGTACAGCTTGGTGGCGCCAATCTTCTTCGCGTTCTCCAGCACCGCCACCACGGTGCCGGGCCCACGGTTGGTGCCCATGCCCCGGATGACGATGCGCCACGGCTTGGCCGGGGGATAGGCCTGCACCTTGCCGGGCACGGCGACCGGGTCGAAGTCGGCGGTCAGCGTGATGTAACCTTCCGACCACGCGCTGGCCAGCCCCTTGTGGTCCCACACACGGGCGAGCCAGTAGTACGAGCCGGCATCCAGCGCTGCCCCGCTGTACGGGATGTCGAAGCCGGTCGCCCCGTAGGCCGCCAAGACCTTGCCGGTGTCCCAGTTGACGAGCGACGGGTCGTCCCAGTTCGGGCTCCCGCCCGCGTACGGCGAGAGCTTGACCTGATACGCCCCCATCCGGTCGCCATCGGAGTCGCTGAACGTGCCCCTGAACCTGACGTTGCGCAGGTGGGCATACGTCTTGTCGTCGGGCGTCAGGACGGGTGCGCCGGGAGCGGTGTTGTTGATGTAGAAGCTGACGAGGTCTGTCCAGAGCGACCACTCGCCCTCGCTGTCGCGGTGACGGACACGCCACTTGTACGTGGTCTTCGTCTTCAGGTACGGGAACCGGTCGATGCTCAGGCTCGACCTGCCGTTCGTAATCTCGGCGTTGCTGGCCCGCTCGCTCGCCGCCCAGAGCAGGGTCCCCGTGACGGTCTGCCCGGCGTTGGTGGCGCTCGATGGGTAGACCTGCACCTGACTGGAGGCCAGCAGGTCCGTCGGCCGGACGTCCGCGAAGTCGGCCTCGAAGGCGGTGACTGAGCCGACCGTCCCGCTCGGCGCCATGTTGGTCGGGGTCGACGGGGTCGTCAGCCCGTAGTCGTAGATGAGTTCGATGGTCGGGCGCAAGCTGGCATCGGAGGCGTACTTCGACCAGCCGGCCCACGCGTACGCGGCGTTCGTCTGGTTGAAGTCGTAGATGCCGATGCCGTAGTTGGGCTTCGGGGTGGTGTTCCGCTTGCCGTCCGAGCGAATGACGTCCTTGGGGGCCCAGCTATCGACCCACGCGGTGATGTCGTACCGGTTCAGTCCGCCCGTCTCCAGCGTGGGGTAGACGACCTTCTGGCTGCCGAAGTCGGCGGTTGGCTTGGTCCAGTCACCCGAAGCCCATCCACCGTCACCCGTCGTGCCTTCCTTGAACGGCGCCGTCAACCGCCGAAGTACGACCTTCGGGCTCTCGCCAGTCTCGAAGGCCGACCCATCGTCGTCCGTGTAGACGTTGAGGTAGGCCCTCAGAACCTTGCCGACGTCGGTCCAGTTGAGGGTGAACTTGACGTACGAACGGTAGAACAGGGTGCCCGAGCGCCCGACGTACAGACGCTTGGAGTGCCCGGAGCCCTGCCTGCTCGTCTCGCCCGGCAGGGCGCGGACAGTCGTGCTGCCGGAGGCAGACCACGTCTTCAGGTTCGACATGGCTTACGGGGCCTCGCGTAGTACCGTCAGCTCCCGCTTCGCGCGACGCCACTGGTCAGCCAGCACGGCGTAGCTGTTCATCAGCGAGGCCGGCGTGACGTCCGTGTTGCCTGAGCGCGTCTGCCACTGCGTGAACAGGTCGCGGTCGAGGACGAGACGCTGGATGCCCTCCATACGCCCGAACTGCCGGACGGCGAACTCCAACTCATCCGACAGGCTGGTCACCTGTGCGTCGGACGTGAGCCTGTCGTACGGGCAGTATCCCTGCACCTTGATGATGTGCTGCCCTTCGGTCATCGAAGCAGCGTGCCGGTAGGGGATGGTCAGGTACCCGTCCCAGACCTCCCAGCCCGTGTCGGAACCACTGACGTACTCGCCGGACGCCGGCTGGATGACCCACACCGGGCGAGGCGGTTCGAGGGTGGTGTCCCACACCTCGCAGCGCCGCAGCTCGATGAGCGTCGAGTTCTGCCGGTTGACCAGCTCGCTGACCGAGGACTCCAGAACCTGAATGTCGTCGAAGCGAGCGTTGATGGAGGCGTCCCCGGTGGCGACGGCCGTCAGCTTCACGCGCAGAGAGGCCACGCCGGAGGCCGGGATGGTGTACGACCCGGTCCGGTAGACCGGGGCCGTCGAGTCGGTGTCCCACGTGAGCACGCCAGAGAGCACGACCGAGCCGCCCGAGTCGAGCGTGTCGACCGAGAGCCGGGCGGTCATGCCGGAGCCCGAGCGCCAGTGCCAGCCCCGGACCGTGTAAACGGTACTGGGGTTGACGGCCACGTCCTGATAGACGTAGCGGTTCACGCCGCCCACCTGCGGGCGCAGGAGGAGCGCTCGCCGTCCGGCCGGGGCGCTCGCGTTCAGCGAGAAGTACGCGTCGAGCGTGTCGTTTACCTGCCAGCCGCCGGTCAGCTCGTCCGACGTGCCGGTCGCCAGTTCGATGTAGGCTGCGAGGATGGTAGCGTCGCCGGACTCGAAGCTCGGGTTCAGGAGCGAGTTCTCGGTGCCGCTGCGAAGCTGGTAACTGAGCTGGTCAGTCACGTAGCTGATGTCCTCGGTGAACCGCTGCGGGGCGAAGCGCGAGACTTCCATGATGCCCGCGTTGATGAGGTCACCGAGGACTGCGTCGCTAAACGTCTTCAGGCTCGGGTCACGGAGGTCCCGTGCGAGCGCCGTCTTCAGCTCGGAGTAGGTCGTCACTTCAGCGCCTCGTGACCCCAGCCTGTCCCCCTGCCATCTGAGAGCGGGCAGGGGGGGCTGGGAGGATTGGGCTTAGGCGATGTTCTGGGCCGGGGAGCCGAGCAGGACCTCGTCCAAGATGAGTGACAGGATGCAGGTCTCCGAGACGCCGCCGGAAGCGACGGCGACCGACAGCTTACCTGCCACGTAGATGTCCCGGTTGACGTTGGGTGCAGCCGCAGCCGCAGCAATCGTCGCGCCAGCGACGTCCACGATGCCCTTCGTCGGGCGGAAGAACACCGGGGTGCCTTCGGTGCCCGTGGTGTACGTGATGATGGCCGCGCCGGTCTTGGTGTCCGTGATGGTGATGGTTGCCGAAGCGTCCAAGCCACCGTTGTAGAGGACACCGACGAGACGCCCGAAGCCAACGCCCTCCGCCGAGGCGGTCGCGACGCCTGACGCATCGCACGTGATGGCGAAGTTGTATCGGACGATACCGAGAGGCCGATGCTTGATGGGCGTGGTGACGATGGTGCCGGCCATGGGTTACTCCAGCCCCTCGTCGAAGACGAAGGAGATGAGGCCCGTGTCGGTCGTGGTCGCGTTGGCGATGGCGAGGTTCAGTGAGCCGGCGACGAAGATGTCCCGGTTCACGTCGACCGCCGTGGTTGCCGCCGTGACGGCCGTGCCGGCGGAGTCAGTGATGACGGCCGTCGGACGCTTGTACTCGGCTGTCCCGAACGTGAGGTCGGAGATGATGGCCGCCCCGGTCTTGGCGTCCGTCAGGAGGACGTCGGCCGTGGAGGTCATCGTAGCGCCGGCGCCGGCGGTCGGGTCGGTGTAGATGCCGACGAGGCGACCGTAGAAGTTGCCGATGGACTGGGCGCTGATGGCCCCGGCCACGCACGTGAGAGCGCAGTCGACGCGGACGATGCCACGCCCGCCTCCGGTCTGCTTGGTTGAGACGATGGTTCCTGCCATGATGGATACTCCCTGCTGCTGCCTGAAGCTCAGGCGTCTTGGCTTGACTCCGCTATGATAGCACCGGCTAGCACTACGCGTACGCCTCCCAGAACCAGAAGTGCGACGCGCCCGAGCCTGACAGTGTCATCGTCCCCGACTTCGAGATGGAGTAGGCCGACGTGCCCGGGGGGATTGAGGGCTTGCCGGACTGGTTCGTCCACGTGATGAGGTCGAGGCGCATCTCCTCGACGCTGTCCTCCTCGACCGTGAGGATGTTGTCCTGCCCCTTGTACCGGAAGACACGAACTCCGGTCGACGTGGGGACGGTGATGGTGAAGGTTGCCCCGCCGATGCTGAAGGAGAGCGACCCGCTCAGCGCGTCGACCTCGAACAGGATGTTCAGGGTGGCCGGGTAGTCCCCCCGGTTGACCACGTTGCCGGACTCCGAGCCAGTGAACTCGTTGTCGGTAGGGTCAACCGCGAAGATGCGAGGGTCTCGCATGAGGAACGAGCCGACCCACGGGATGGCCAGTGCGTCAGTGTCGACCCCGCCGTGCTGCCGGCGGCTGAGCACATACTTCAGGCTGTACGGCATGGCCAAGACACGCAGCGGAATGACCAGCGCCGGGTAGTCGTCCGCTCGCGCCGTTGGACGGGAGAAGTACAGCGGCTGGAAGCCCATGTCGGAAGGCTCGTCGAGCCATGCCAGCCTCGGCGCCAGCGCTGCGCGCAGGGATTGAAGGTCATCGAACAACAGGTCGCGCGACGGAGCATACAGCGTCCCGGTGAGAACGACGCGACGAGCACCCAGCGCTGGCTCGCCGGTATCGACGCCCTCCTCCTGAGCCTTCGGCTCACGGAACTGGATGACGTCGACCTCTCCCCAATCGACGCTGTCGATGACGCACCCGCGGATGCCGCTGCCGGACTCCCGGCTCGATGTCACCGTGTCGGCGATGTCCTTGTCGTTGAGCAGGAAGCCACGGTAGGTGACGTCCTCAGTCAGGTCCACGTTCGCTCCTGTAGACGAGAGAGCCCCCCGCCCCCGGGCAGGGACAGGGGGCTCCCGCCGCTACGGATTACAGGTCCGAAGCGCTCTCGATGCGGAGGTACCGAGGGCCAGCCTCGTCGAGAAGCATGGCGCCGAAGTACCCCTTCCAGCCGACTGACGCAACCTGCGCCAGCTCGTCGCCGTGCCCACCCGGAGCCACGTAGTGGCCCGTGATGGTCCCCCAGTCACCGAAGGCGTACGCCTCGGGACCGAAGATGAACGTCGAGTAGACGTCGATGCCACCGGCCCCGCCGGCCGTCGCGACGTACGCGTTGGTCGACTCGATGAACCGGATGCCTGCGAACTTGCCAAGCTCGCCCGTGAGGAGCGGCATGGAGCCCGCGTAGCGCGAGGCGTCAATCCACCCACCGACCGCGGTGTCGTTCTCGATGTCGAAGACGACGGCGGAGTCGATGATGGCCCGGAAGTAGCCATCGGCGAAGGGCGGGACGAGGTCGGACTTCAGGGTCGCCTTCGCTCGGCGAAGGAGCGAACCGGTGACGACATCGCCCACGCCCACGTCGGTGCGGAGGACGTTGCCCGTGCCGGCGTAGAGGACGTTGGTCCCCGCGTTGACGATGTACGACACGAACGCGTCGGACGTCTGGACGCCGTTCAGTGCGACCTTCTCGGACGCGATGGAGACGAGGTCCTTGGGCGACTGGAGAGCCGCCTTGTCCGTAATCTCCACCCGGCGACCTGCCTGATAGGCTGACATTTCCTCGTAGCCGAAGCTCAGAGCCTCAGCCGTCGGAGACGTGCCTTCAGTCAACCACGGGGGCGTGCCCGGCGTGACGCCGGTGATGGCAGCCTCGGTGTTGAGCGCGAGGTCCGCCATGCGCAGGAAGCGCATGGTGTTGTTCGTGCCCTTCACGAACTTGGCTGGACGATAGTTCCCGTCGAGCAGCCACGGCAGAGTCGGGCGCAGCTCAGGCTCCATCCGCATCTGGATGAGTTCCGTCAGCAGCTTGGTGAAGTTGGTGGTTGCAGTGGTGGTCTGAGTCAACGAAGTGTCCTTCTGGACTTGGTCCGTTTACACGAACGGGCTAACTGTCAGCGAACCCGGTCGAGAACGCGTCGGCGAGCTGGTCTTCCAACTGCGCAAGACGCTCCTTGGCAGTGGCGGCGGGCCTTGGCCCGACCGGCCGCTGCGGGCTATTCCCAACGGGCCTTGGGGCAGGGGGCTCACCGGCATCGGCCACGCCCTTGAAGCGTGCCTCGGCGGCTGCCAACTGCTCCGGTGTCATGTTCGCCACTGCGTCCCCGAAGACGCCGAACGTCTCGGGATACGCCTGCGCGATACGTGCCACCTTGGCCTCGGCTCTGGCCTGCGCCAGTTCCGCGTCCTTCGCTGCGAGCTGTGCCCGAAGCGCCTCGTCCTTGTCCAGCACGCCCTTCTGGGCCTCCGCAAGCTGCGCCGCTAGCGCGTCGCGAGCCGCTGCGAGTTCCTTGGCGGCCTTGGACAGCTCAGTGACCTTCGCGTCCAGTCCAGCGTTCCTACTGCGAAGCGTAGTGACCTCGTCGGGCTGCGGGGGAGTGCCAGCGGCGGGGGCCGGCTGGGCCTCACCCTCGGCGGGCGGGGTGCCTTCGTTCGGTTCGGTCATGTCGCTACCTTACTCCTGCTTCGCCGCGTCGTCAACGATTGAGTGCCGCCAACAGTTCCGCGACAGCGTCCTCCAGCGGGCCGCCAAGCTCGGCAGCCTGAATGGTGGCTTCGTTACCGGTGGCCGGCGCCGTGCCCAGCGGGGGCAGCGTCTCCGGTTGCGCCGGGGTCTCTGGGTTCAGGAACTCGTCGAGTTCCCTGCCCACTGAGTGTACCTGCTTCAGCGACCGCAACGGGTCGATGAGGCTGCCGGCCTTCTCGGCCGACTGGTACAGGTCGATGCCCTCGGCGAGCCCACCGCCCTCGATGCGAGCCTGCTCGTCCAGTCCCTGCTGGGCGATGTCGCGCATCCACGAGGGGAAGGCCGCGCCGATGTCCCACGGGACAGAGGGCAGAAGGTAGCCGGCGAACCAGATGGACTGGCTGTGCCCGAGCGCTTCCATCTTCTGGTCGAACTCGGGGTCCCACTCGCGCTGCACGGCCATGGAGGTCTGGACGTCCCGCAGGCTGTACGCCATCGCGCCAGTGCGCACGCCGAACGGGGACTGGGCAACGAACCTAATCATCTCGGGGGCAATCTTGCCCCACATGTAGGACGCCGGGTAGAGCCCGAACATCGGGTGGTTGACGCTGCGCTCCAGCATCGTGCGACGCTGGCTGAAGTATTGCAGGCGGTACGCGTCACGCCACTTCTCGGCCATGCTGTCGAAGGCGGCCTGCACGAGCCGGCCCTCGGTCAGGTTGTACTGGACCGCCCCCTCGGTCGGGATGCGCGCCAGCTCTTGCAGGATGCGTCCGTACGGACTGGCCTCCGGGTTCCCGATGCCCTGCGCCACGACCTTCTGCGTCCACTCGCCGAAGGCCCGATGCGCGCGGATGATGTCCGGGTTGACGGTCGGGACCGGGGGCTCCTTCCAGCCGGCCTCCTCCTTCAGGATGGCCTTCAGCTCAGTGACGGCTTCCTCCAGCGTCTCGGGACCGGTGAACCTGTGGCCGGGGGCTCGATACTGCTCGTAATACGGGACATCCAGCCAATACTCCTTGTTGGAGACATTGGGGAGGGTCGGGTCCACGATGAACTTGCTGGTGAACTTCGGATGGAGGGGGTCGATGCCCGGCGTGAAGGCCACGGCTCCCAGCTCTGCCATCGCCTCGCGCCCGTCGACCATCCCGTACTCGCCCATCCCCAGACGGGCCTTCGAGTCGTAGAACCGGTTACGGAAGGCGATGTACTTGGGGTACTTCTTCGGGTTCTGCCCCATCATGAGGTCCAACCCGTGGAACCATTCATGGGTGACAATCGCCTCGCGGGAAGACGACACGTTGAATGGGGCACCGAAGTTGGACCTCCGAAGCGAACCATCGTAGTCGTAAGTTCGCGTCATGAAGCCGTTGTTGAGACGCTCCGCAGTCTGGTACTGGAACTGGAAGTAGTCCTTGTCCAAGACGATAGAGGGAAGGTCGTCCCCGTATCCGATAGAGAACCCGGAGGCCTGCTTGCCGATTGTGGCGAAGACGTCATCGACTACGACGAGCCCGATGGGCTGGTCGGGGAACTGCTCGGAGAGCCGGCCCACCGTGTTCACAATCGCGCGAGTGGCGTGCGCCCCAAGGTCTTCCGCGAACACGCTGTCGTCTACGACTGCCTTCGTGACGTAGTAGACCCTGCCGCCGTGACGGATTTCGACTTCCGTCGACCGCTCAGGCCAGCGCGCCAGCGCCTCCGCCTTGTTCACCGGCAGGGAGGCCTCCCAGATGTCGCCCTCGGTCGCGTTGATGCCGTCGACGATGCTCTGGGCGAGGCTGTTCGAGACATCGCCGCGCACCATGTCCGCCACGTCGGCCATGTCGAGCGTCAGCTCGCCGCTCTCGATGCGCGCCTTCAGCCCCGGGGCGAACTCCTTGACGAGTGCCAGCTTGGCGCTCGGGTCAAGGTGCTCGGCGAAGATGGCGCCAAGCTGACGGATGAGGTCTTCGGGCGTGCTGATGTACTCGCCGGCCGTGTCGACCTTGGGGACAAGCCGGGCGAGCTGCTGCTCGTCGACCGGAAGCCCGCCCCTCATCACCTCATGCAGGCGCCCGAGGTTCCCGAGCACGGCTTCATCGCCGCCCATCCCGGGCGACAGCACCTGACTGATGAAGTCGATGGGGTCCATGCCGCGCAACTCCGCCATGGCGGCGACGCGGCTCTCCATGAAGATGCGCTCCGCGGGCAACATGTTGAAGCGCTTGGCGGCCGTCTGCCAGAACCCGGACCACGAGAACTCGAAGGCCGAGCGCACCCGGAGGATGTAGTCGCGGTCCGCCCCCATCCGGCCGAGGAAGTCGGTGACGTCGTCGAGCTTCAGGTTGCCGGCCGCGATGGCAGCGCGCAGGTCAGCCTGCGTCCGGTATGTCTTCCCTCCCGGCCCGCTGAAGTTGGCAAGCTCAGCGATGGAGTCAAGGTCGAGCGGACGCAGCTCGCCGAGAGTCTGCGGGTGCATCCAGCGGCCGGGCTCGATGGCGGCCTTGAAGTCGGCCTTCCAGCCGCCGGCCTTCAGGCCGCGCTCCAGCCGACGCACGAGCACGTCGCTGCCGAGCATGTTCTCGCCAATCATGTTGATGGCGAAGTCGTCGTCGTTGAGCAGGCCGCCGGCCTTCTTCGAGGCGGTCAGCTTCATGTCGTCCCAGACGCCCGGCTGGAACTCCTCCCAGATGGCCTTCATCTCCTTGCCGAGGCCCTTGCGGAAGGTGCGCAGCATGTTGAGGCGCTTCGCGCCCTGCACGTCCAGAAGCGAGCCGCCGACGTCCTTCAGCTTGGCGATGACGCCCGTGCCGTTATCCCCGGCCCGAATGAACCGGTCGCCCTGCAAGACGTGCGTGCTGTACTCGTACTGGTCGATGTCACCCATGCGCACGAGCGAGTGGTCGAGCATGCGCTGGAACAGGCCAGCGGTCGCCTCGTCGACAGCGCTCGGCTTCCGGCCAAGGATGACGGCGGCCCCGCGCTGGGCGTTCAGGATGATGGGCTCGATGCGCTCCTGCGTCTGGAAGACCGCGTTGATGCGGAACTTGATGGTCGGGTAGACGTTCTCGGCAATCTGCCCGAGGAAGTTGACGCCGGTCGCCTCGCCGACGACCCGCTTGGCCCGCCCGGTCAGCTTCTGCGTCACACCCACGAACCGGACGTCGCCCTCGTATGCGCGCAGCATTAGACTAAGCAGGTCGCGCTGGTCGAACTGGCCGGCGAGGCGGGGCGGGACAAGGTGCTTGGTCGACTGCCAGAGGTTGCCGGCAGCGAGACCGCGCGGGTTGGCGATGATGCCGGTCGAGGTCAGCTCCTCCATGCCCCGCATCATCTCGTTCGCCTCGGGCACGGTGAAGCCATACTTCCCGACGGCAATCGAGCGACCACGCAGGCGGGCCGCATCGGCGATGACGGCGCCCGACACCTGAGCCTTCAGGACCCGGCCCATCGCCTCCATGCTATCGATTGCCTTGGCCACCATCCTGACCGGCGCCCCGATGACCGGCTTGCCGGCGAAGTTCATGGTCAGGTGACGTGCCCCCGTGTACCCGGGCCCAACCTCGGAGAGCCCGACGTGGTCGACCCAGACCGGGCCGATGGCCTCCCACTTCCCGCCTGCCGCGTTGGTGCGGGCGATGCCCCACTTGAACTCGTCGGGCGGGGCGAAGCCCAACGTGTAAACGCCATACATCTCGTCCTGAAGCTCGCCCATGGGTGGGTTCGCCGCCAGCTCGTCGTCGACGACCTGCATCGGCAGCGAGTCCTGCTTGCGCCGGAGGAAGTCCTCGAAGCGCGCGACCTGCTCGCTGGGAGCTGCGCCCTCGGAGGTGAAGTAGCGCAGCTCCGGGTAGAGCCCCTTGGCCGTCTCAATCTCCTGAAGCGCCTCCTGCACCGTCCCGGCCTTCATGCGGTCGATGATGCCGCCGGCGCCCTGCACCGTCAGGGTCTTCTTGCTCAGCAGAATGAGCCGGTGAGCCTTGTCCCCGAGCCCCCCAGCCCCGGCGATTTCGTCGCGGACCTCGGCAAGCCGGTTCGTGTAGTAGCCGTACGTCGAAGCATGGAGGAGACCGCGCTGGTCGTCGCTCATGTCGGCGATGACCTTGCTCCACTCCTCCTCGTCGAGGAACCCGTATGCCTTCGCCATCCGCAGCGAGAGGTTGTCCAACTGGTCGGGCGTCCACTCCACGATGCGGTTCCGGGCCGTCTCCTCCAAGATGTCGACGACGATGCTCCTCGGGCGCTTGGTCACCAAGCCAGCCACCACCTCGTCAGGCGAGACCGTCGCCAGCGTATCGCCCAGACCGTCGGCGAGGATGGAGTTGCGGTGGCTGTTCCCGACGACCCGCTTGGCCAAGTTGCCGGCATAGACGGCGAGGTTGTCTCCGAACGCCTGCACGAGCGACCTGTCGACCTTGGCCAACTTCTCGATGACAACGAGCTGGTTCGGAGCGCCGTAGCCGTCGATGACCGTCTTCACCGTCAGCTCGGTCAACAGGTCGACGTTCTTCTCCTGACCGGGCAGGCGGAGACCCATGGCATGGAGCGGGTCGACGACAGTCCGGGCGACCTTGGACATCCGACCGATGAGGGTGCCCTGCATCTCCGGGTAGACGCTGGTCAGGATGCGCGCAGCCTTCAGGCCCCCCTCGGTCTCGGCGAGCCGACCAACGATGTTCGCCGTCGCGGCCGTCCCGGGAGCGCGCAACATGGTCCCGGCCTCGGACGCCGTCTTGGCGGAGACCGCCAGCCTGCCGCCGGCCGCCAGCCCGCTCGCGCCGAGGGCGGCGACGTTCAGCGGGTCGGTCGCCATCGTACCCGCCATCTGCAAGGCGGGGTCATGGGCGATGCCAGCGCCGTGAGACGAGAGGAAGTCAAGCGCCTCCGTCTCCGTCCACTCGCCCGACTTGAACTTCGTGTACGTGATGTACTCGATGGGGTTCATCTCGGCAGACCCGAGCAGGCCGCCCTTGAACCCGGCCTTCCCCTCGGCGACCGCCACGATTTGCTGCAACCGGTTCATCCCGGCATCGCCCGGCTTGCCTGCGCCCGCGATGAGCCGTTCCGTCCCGCGCTGAGCGACGCCCAGAGCACCCAACACGTTGTTGACGGTCTCGGCGAGCGACGCGGGCGGCGTGTACAGGCCGGTCCACAGGTTCGGCTGGGCGGCGGAAAGCTCCTCCTCGCGCTGGCGCAGGGCGCTCGCCATGATGTGGCCGACGGCCGGGCCGACCGGACCGGTGCTGCTGGCGATGGCCTCCATCGCCTTCTGCTTCGCCTCGGAGTCGTCGGGAAGCTCGGCGAACAGGCGCCGCACCTCGTCCTCGCTCGTCGACGGGATGTGCTCCAACAGGCCGCCGGTGGCGTCGAGAATGTTCCCGCCCACGCCGAGGACGGCGGCGCCGGCGTTGGCGGTCGCCTCCGATGCGAAGCGCCCGACGTCGCTGACGAGCGGCACGTCGCCGAGCAGCCCCCCGCGATGACCCTCCGGGTCAGCCACGTTCGCCCCGAATAGGGCGGCCTTCAGGCCGTCCATGAAGTTCCCCGTCTCGGCGGCGACCGTGCCGGCCGTCCCGATGGGGTCGAGCGGGTTCAGGTTATAGGTGCCCGGGGTAGCCCCGGAGTCAGCAGTCTCAGGGGATGTCGGGCCGTACGACGGCGGGGGCCCGTAGCCCGAACTCGACCGGGGCAGGCCAGAGGGAGCGAACCCTCCGCCACTGGTGCTGAACCCCGAGCCACCGCCCTGCTGCCAGAGGGGAGTCGACATCAGAGCATCCGTCCGTTGAAGATTTCCTCAGAGATGTTGAACGGCTTGGGTGGCTGGTAGATGGGGACGGGAGTCGGGGCCGGTGGCTGGTAGACCGGGATGGGCGCCGGCGTGACCGGCACCGAGACCGGTGCCGGGGCCGGCTTGGCGATACTGGCCGGCACGCCCGGGACGCTGATGACGGTCGGGGTCCGCAGCTCAATCTCGCCGGGGCGCCCGAACTTGACGTCCCTGAGCGTGGTGTTCCCCTTGTTGAACTGCTCGCCGAGACGGTCGAACCCGGTACCGACCAGCCGGTCGGACGGGAGCTTGTAGTCCTGCCCTGTGGCCGCCTGCTCGCCGAGAACCCCCGGGGCGACCAGTGGCCTCGGCACGGAGCCCAGCTCGGCGACCGTCTTCACGCGCTCGTACAGGTCGACGATGGCCGCCTGCAACTTCTCGCCCGTGCTCATCTGCCCGAGCTGGCGCGACAGCGCGCGGTCGGCGGCCCCGAGGGCATACGGGTCGGCATCCGGCCCGGGGACGTAGGCCCCATTCATCATGTCGAAGGTGTAGCCGGCCGAGACAGCAGCCTCGCTGCGCACCTGCGCCACGAACAGGGGGTCGCGCATCATGACCCTCAGCAGCTCCTGCCCGTCCGGCAAGCTGGCGAGTGCGGCGAGCGTCGGGGAGAAGTAGTCCTGCGTGGGCACGTACCCACCGACGGCGGCGCGGGCCGTGTCCGTCCCGATGACCGCGAGGGCCGGGTTCATGTAGAGCCTGCCCGGCGTCTCGGCTGCCGTCTTCGTGGCGGCCTTGTACCCGGCCACGTAGAACGCGGCGGTGGGGTCCGTGTTGACCCTCGGGTCGAAGGCGGGCAGGGCGGCCGTCATCCTGAGCGCGATGCCGGCCTCGGTCGGGACCTCGACCACCTTGCTGTCGTCCCAAGGCGTCTCGGTGCTGTACATCGTGCGACCGTTGACCTTGTAGCTGTAGACCTTGACGGTCTTCCCGCCGACGTTCACCTGCGCGAAGTAGAGCGCCGGGTTCGCGTTGTCGAGCGCGACCTCCTCCCCGTTAGCAAGGATGCCGTACGCGGTGATGGGCACCAGTGCCACCGTCAGCGGAACGGCCACGCTGCCATTCTGCGGGGTGTAAACGACGACCGGCTTCTCCAGAGACAGGGCCTCGACGTCCTGCATGTAGGCTGCGCCGATGGCGGGTGCGCCCGGGCGAGGCTCGAAGGACCCGTCGGCGTTGTACATGCCCTGCGTCCAGACGACCTGACCGGCCCCGCCGGCCACCGCGTCGACCTGCTCTTGCAGGATGCGCACGTTCTCTTGGTCGATGCCGATGGAGCCCTTCCCTCCCGTCGCCTCGGAGCTGGTCTGGGTGAAGCTGTCCGCCAGCGACCACCCGCTCTTGTCCCCGTTCGCCTCGGCCAGCAAGGCGTTCCGCGTCACGTCGTCCGTGGCGATGCGGTCGTCCTCGGCGAGGGAGAACAGCCTGCCTTGGTACTTGGTCCACGCCGCCAACCGAGCCTGCGGTGAGGCAGAGGCGTCGTTCATCACCCGGTCGAAGTCCTGCCGGGCGACCAAGTAGTCCTGCTGCACCGGCCACGCGTTCATCTGCCGGGCGGTGGCGGCGAAGTATTCGCGCTGCCGGGCCAGTTGCGACGCGTCCGACACGTGCCCGGTCTTGGTCGCGTAGTCGATGCGCTCCCCGAGTCCGTCAATCTGCCGGCGGAGCAGGTTCTTGACGTAGCTGATGTCGAGATTGCCGTCGAACGTCGGGTCCATCGCCTTCAGGCGCTTGACGATGTCAGCACCGGTAATAGCCGCCCCCGTTACCGGGTCGTGGTACAGGACGCGAATGTTGCCGGCGACGGCCCCCTCGGTCGCCGAGCTGGAACTCCGGTACATGATGTCGTTGACGAGGCGCAGCATCTGGCTCGGGTCGGTCGGGTCGAAGTTCGTCAGGTCACTGCCGGAGCCGGGAGCGCCGATGAGGGCAGGCACCCCGATGCCGCCGTTGCCGACCTGCGCCATCGTCCTGAAGGTGTCGACTAGGAACTCGCCGGCCTTCTCGTTCTTCGCGTGCAAGTCCACCATGCGCTTCTGGTAGGCCAGCTCGGCCGCGCGCCGGATGTCCGCCTGACTGCGAGCCTTGGCCGCCTTCAGGAACTGCCCCGCGTCGCGCTGCAAGGCGCGGTAGAACTCGCTGTTCACCGGGACTTTCTTGGCCCACCCGAGGTAGAACTGGGCCATCTGCCCGTCGGACACCTTCCCGAGCGCGTAGCGCGCCGTCATCTTCGACTCGTGGATGGCGTAGTCGAGCTGCTCACGAGCCATCTTGTAGGTGTCGTACAGGGGGTCGTCCTTCGAGACGCCCTCCATGCGCTTCGCCCAGTGCGCCAGCACCATCTCGTCGGTGACCTGATGCCCCTCGAACAGGCCGCCCTTCTGCCACGCACTCATGATGTTCTGGTCGCGCTGGCTCTGCATCTCGCGAGCGATGGCGATGAGCGTGTTCGTCAGGGAGGGAGCAGGGCGAGGAAGACGCCCGAAACGACCGGCGCGAGCCATCAGTAGCCTCCGCAGTACGGCTCGATGATGGCGCGGGTGACCCGTCTCACCCTGTCACCAATCCACAACACACCGAAGCATCCGAGGGCAACGATGTCGCTCTCGACGAAACGGTGTTCCTGCGGCGGGCCATAGTATGGCTCGGGCCATTCCTTGCCCCCGACCGCGTACCAGACCTTCGCCCGGTACAACGACGCATCCTTCACTTCTTCGCCTTAGCCTTCACCTTCGGAGGAAGCTTCTTCCCCTTGGGCGTCTCCTTCTCCCAACGGTTGGCCATCTCGGGATGGTTCGCGTGCATCCACTTGCGCTGTGCCTGCGACTTGAACGGCATGTCAGCCCCTCGTGATGTTCAGGATGAGTGCCATGATGGCAGCGAACACGCCGGCGGCAGCGACGACCGACAGGATGAGCTGCCACGCGCCCCGGCTGCGGTTGGCAAGGTCGCCGTACGTCGAGCGCCACTCGTTCGTGTTCTCGAAGCGCCGCTCGTTGGCGGACTCGGCCTTCGTCACCGCCTTCTCGGCGGCAGCCAGCGCGGCAGCGATGGCAGCGGCATCGGCAGTCCGAAGGTCGGTGTACCGGAGCTGGTCAGCCTCCCGCAGGGCATCGAAGTGCGTCTTCAGCGTGACGTACTGCTTCATGGTGCGCTTGTGCTTGGGCACCTTACCGCCTCCCCAACTTCTGTTGGGTCATGATGCGACCCTTGGCTACACCGCCCTGAACCATCCCCTGCATCACGGCGGGCTCGGGCGGAGCCACGAGCGGAGGCCCGCCGGCCTCGGGCGGAGCACCCTCGATGGGGGGAGTGATGCCTTGGTCGCCGGGAAGCTGGGAACTGAGGGCGTTCTGTGGAGTGGCGGTACCGAGAGCCTGCCGAAGACCCTCAGTGCCGGTGGCCATCTGCCCCTGCGCCTGAGCCTGCACGCCCTGCGGCGCCTGTAGACCCATGGACTGGAGCGCGGCGAGGAGCTGAGCCATGACCTGCACGTCGGCAGGGAACATCGTGGCGTCAGTCCGCTCCTCGCGGATGAGGTCCTGCTCGGTCTCGGGGTCGTCCACGCCGGACACGTCCATGGCGCGGGCCTGACTCCAGACCTTCCCGTTCATCAGGTTGAGCGCCCGGGTGGCGGTCTCCATGTCGTCCCGCGGGCTGAGCGACGGGTCGATGATTTCGAGCGTCCCGGCGCCGGCTTCGACGATGGCCCTGACGTCCTTGTCCTTCTCGACCCAGACGCGGAGAGCAAGCTCCCACATCCCCTTGCGCCACTCGAAGAACAGCTTGCGCCGCATGGAAAGCCGGCTCTCGTAGTTGGCGATGAGCGCGTTGATAGCCTTGCTCGAAGACAACACTTGTGCAGGGGCAAGCCCGAGGAGCAGGTCGTTCAGGCCGGAGACGGTAGCAGCCTCGCGGTCGAGCCGGGCAAGGAACTGTTCGAGCTGGAACTGCGCGATGAACGGCGTGATGGTCTCGATGCGGTTGCCGGGGCCCGGGCCGACGAGCTGGTTTCGCTTGGGCTTCAGGCCCGCCGGCACGCGGGCCGGGGCGTCAGGACCGGTCAACTGCCAGAAGTCGCCGGCGACCGCGTTCGCAATCATCTGCGAACCGGCGGTGACCTTCTCGTACTTCTCGCGGATGAGGTGCTCCATGTCCCACAGCTCGGGGCGCCCGTTCGGCACGCCCGGGACGTAGGTGTTGAACAGCGCCCTATACGGCAGCTCGCCCCTGTACTCCGGGTACTCGGTCGGGCCCTGAATGATGGCGTTGCCGGCGAAGACCACGTTGCAGGTCACCATCTTGACCTTGCGGTTCCGCCCCTTGCCGGACCACTGCGGCTTGCGATACCAGTAGTCCCAGACCTCGACCTGAGCGTTGCCGAAGTTCAGCCACTCGCGGACGTCTTCTTCGGTGGAGGTCACCCACTGCATCTGCTGCGGCATCTCGCCGAGGCCGACGGTCGGCATGACGTCACCGTTGTCAAGCTCCGTCTTGCCGATGACAACGCCGAACGCCTCGGTCAACGCGTTCGGCTCGTAGTTGATGACGTAGGCCGCCCACTCCAGCTCGTTGTACTCGTCGGTCTTCCACCCGAGCCACAGGTTGCGCGGCTGGTCGATGACCTCGAAGCTCGGGTAGCCCTTGCTCCCGGGCTCGTCCTCCTCGTCATCCCAGAACACCCGGCCGGCGGTCCTGCCGTACAGGCCCTTGACGGTCGCCGCCTTGTGGAACTTCAGGTCGAAGTCGACCTTGGCCTTCCATGCCGTGTACAGGCGTTCGAGATGACTGGCCGCGAGGCGGGCCTCCTCGGTCGTGTCGGTCGCCAGCATGTTCTCGATGGGCTTGACGGCCTGCAAGGCGGCCGGCACGTCGACGTAGACGGGCGGCGTGTTGATGCTGATGTGGCTACGGCCGTCGGTCTTGGCCGACTCGTGCTCTGACCACAGGTCGGCGCCGCCCTGCGTGAACTTGTCGGGGAAGTACAGGGCGTCCGCTCGGTCGCACCATGAGCGGAAGAAGTCGTGCTCCTGCCGCGCACCCTGCACTCGATGGGCCAGCGTGTTCAGGAGCGCCCGCGCCTCTGGGTCGTCGGACGTCAGCTTCAACGCCCGCTCTAGGGTCAGGTTCGCGTACTTCTCCGCCATCAAGCCGCTCCTGTCAGGTCGAACTCGATGGCCTGCTCGCCATCAGTCGGCGCTCGTTTCAGCAGCCACACCGCGCAGACGAGGGCCATGACGGCATCCTGCTCGATGCCCCGGTCCTCCAGCTTGTAGCCCAGCAACTGCTTCCTCACGTTCTGCCAGATGCCCGACGCCGGCAAGATGAGCCGACCGGAGTCGATGACGGTGCGTAGGTCACCTAGCAGCTTTCGCTTCTTCTGTACAGTCCCACCGAACTCGACGTTGAAGACCTGCGGAACTTCCTTGTCAAGCGCTTCGCGGAACATCTTACCACCGAAGCCAGTGGCATCCGTTGCAGTGTAGCAGCGCGAGCCGAGACGCGCGACATCATACGCGTTGAACGCGTCGGCGACCAGAGCAACGACCGACTCGGTCGACTTCTGGCCCTTCTTCTGCTCGGCCCTGACACCGACCAGCACGGGCTCGTCGTTGGGTCCGCCCGTCACGACGGCGAGCACGATGGACCACGCCGAGTCGGCCGACTTCGCCGGGTCGACCCCTTGCAGGTAAACGAGTCGCTGCTTGGCCGGCGACCGCTCGGGCAACTCGGCGTAGAAGCAGGCCTCGACGTTTACACCGTTGAAGTACGCGGCCTTCGCTTGCAGGAACTCGCCTTCGACGTTCTGCCGGATGGTGCGCTCGTCCATGTCGGCCGTCAGCCGGTCGAACATGCCTTGGTCGAGACCGTACCCGATGTTGTCCCGCGTGCTCATGCGCGCGGAGCGCCAGCTCGGCAGCCGGTCCGCGTTCTCCGGGTCGCCCTGCTTCCACACGTCGTGGAACTCGGTGCCCAGCTCCTCGGAGGGGGTCGACTCCATGATGAGCTGGCCGCCGGTGCCGAGGCGCCGGAACCCGAAGACCTCCTTGACGAGGAACTGCAACGCCGGCTCCAGCCCCGCCTCGTCGAACGAGATGCCGTGCATGTCCTTGCCGAGCTGACCGAGCGACTTCTGGCTGGTGGTTCGGAAGTGAACCTCCGCCCCGCCCACCTCCGGGCGGAACCTAATCCAGTGGTAGTCGCCGTACTCCTTGCCCTCGTGGTCCTCGATGGGACCCTTGCGGGTGAGCGGGCATCCGTCCACCTGCCCCTCGTGCGTGCTGTCAAGGATGCGGACAATCTCGTTGAACACGAGGTCGGCGACCTCGTGCTGGATGCCGAAGTGGTACCAGTGATACTCGCTCCGACCCCACTTCAGGACTTGCTTCTCGTCGCTCTCGTCCGGTCTCGGGCGGTTCAGCTTGCCGAGGCACGAGTAGATGATGAGCACGGCGAGGATGGTCGTCTTGCCGGCCCGGTTGCCCGACGTCAGGACGAGCGTGAGGAACTTGGCCGTCCATCCGTCGACGGCACGGGCCAACACGAGGGCGGCGAAGAATAGCTGCCCGACGTGCAGCGGCAGCCCGAGCTGGTTGCGGGCGAAGGTCTGGATGACCTTGGCCTGCTCCAGCTCGTCGGGGGTCAGGCCGCGCTTGCGGAGGAGAAAGTAGATGATGCGGTCAGGCAGTCTCAACTTCTACCGCCTCACCCTCGACAGTCATGCCGTCATCGAGCTGGAGGGGCGGGGCGCCCTCGCCGCGAAGGGCCCCGAGCAGGGCGGTCAGCACCTCGACCGTGCTGTGCTGCTTCCTCTGCGCCTCGCGCTTGTCCTCGATGTTCTGCGCCGAGAGCGCCGTCTTCAACGCCGGTTGCAGGTCCTTGTTGAGGATGTCGAGCCCATCGACGGAGGCGTCCTGCGCCTCGATGGCGTCGAGCAGCCGGTTCTTGATGATGGCAGCGGCATCACGCTTCGCCGTGCGCGTATTCGCCGCCTCGGGGAGCGCGTACTCGTGACGATGCTTGTCGTGCGAGCTGATAGTAGCGTCCGAGACCGGGAAACCGCGCATCTTCATGAGCCGGGCGAGCTGGGCGTACGCCATGCCCTTCGTCAACTCCTCGTCGACCACCCGGCGCATGATGATGTCGTCGCAAACCTTGCATCCGGCGCTCAAAGAGGACTCCCCTGACTCAGAATGGCGTTTACGCGGCCTTCCCGTACGTCAGAAGGCCTCACGATGATAGCCCGGGCGCCGCATTGGTTCAGCAGACGCAACCAGAACCACTGGTCGTCGCTCACCTCGCCCTTCTCGCGCTTCAACTCGATGAAGATGAGGCGATGACCCTCCTTCGCGAGGGTCAAATCGGGCCATCCGGGGGCCATCGGGGTCACGAACTGCCCTCCTTCGGCCTCCGACCCCCCGACGAACCCCTTTCCGGCGTGCGCGACCTTCCAGCCGCGCCTCTTGGCGCGCCCGACGACGCTCAACTGGAGCGCTTTCTCGGTCACGGCCCGGTCGGCGCACTGCTCGGGGGTGAGGGAGCGGTGCTTGACCCCGCAACGAGGGCACATCCCCTGCGCCGAGCCGGCCGGCGAGGCGCTACGAGTCGCCATAGACGGTCACCGCGACGTACAGGCACCCGACGGCGAGCAGCGCGAGCAGGCCGATGGCCGGCCCGCGCCACATCGCCACGTGGTCGGCCATCCAGAACAGGGTCTCAGCCGCCGTCTCCCTCATCCTCGTCCTCCTCGTGCCCGTCGGCCCACTCGACGGCGCTCTTGGGCCGCAGGCCCTTGACATAGTTGGCGTTCATTCGCTTCATGCGCTTGAACCCGCGCCTCTCCAGCGTAAGCGAGAAGCGGGTCTGGCTCAGGGCCTCGGCTTCAATGTCGGAGCGCGCGTGCCATTCGAGATACCGCTCGTAGACGATGCTCGACCGCGTCTCCGCCCCGTGCTCGACGACCATGGCGGCGCTCAGGAACTGGGCAATCTGGTCGCCCCGGGCCATGAAGGCGGCGCTCTGCTCAATGACGCGCGGCGGCATCGTGATGCCCCGGCCGTCCGCCTCGAACGACTCGTACCACGCCTGCGCAGCCCAGCACAAGATGCTGAGTACCCCGTCGGCCTCCTTCTCCAGCTTGACGTAGAGCTGCTTGTCTTCCTTGTCGCCGTCGTAGCGCTCGCGGAAGTCGGCCACCATGACGCGCGCACCCATGCTCGGGCCAAGGTCCTCGACCTCGGGCGCGTTGTTGACGAGGAACGTGATGCTGTGGGTCGGCTCCCACGAGATGACCCGGTTGGAGTACAGCGCGCGGGCCGTGATGAGGTCGCCGCCCGTGTGCGCCTTCAGCATCTCCTCGTTGAAGCGGTTGCCCTCGGGCTCGCTGAAGAACGTGATGCGCTTGCCCTTCAGGTCCATGAGGTCGGCACGCGCTCCCGCGCTCCGTTCGCCGCCCAGCTTGCTGCGCATGTAAACGTTGGCGTCGGGCTGGGCGCCGTACTCGCCGACCGCCTTCATGATGCTGTGCTTCAGGACCCCCTTGCCGTTGCGCCCGATGCCGACCATCAGCAGGAAGCGCTGCTCGGGGCTGAAGCCGAAGATGCTGGCCCCGAACCAGAGGAGCAGGAAGCTCACCATCGAGACGTCGTCCGACATCACCTCGCCCATGAACTTCATGAACCTCGGCGCCCGCTCGGCGAACTCCTCCGGGCCGGCGCACGGCCTGAAGGTCCGGCCGGTCGTCTTGGTCACCAGCATGTCGGGCGTCGGGTTCTCGACCAGCCTGTTGTGGCGCAGGTCGACGATGCCGTTCTCGCAGCCGAGCAGGTGGGGCACTTGGTCCCAGTCGGAGCCGTCGGTCGCGTACTTGGGGAAGGTCGACAGGGCCTCCAGCGCCCGGTCCAGCGGGGCGAGGTTGAACAGCTTGGGCAGCGCCTTGGCGAGCCCGCCGGTCGGCGGGTCGGCCCTGTCCACGATGCGATGGAAGGCCAGCTCGGCGACCTTCGCCCGGAGGATGCCCGTCTTGTCCTGCGCCCAGCGCGTCCCGTCCCAGTGGAACCACGCCCTCTGGGTGTGGTCGAACCGCCACGAGCCGTCAAGCTGGTCGGCAATCCACTGTGCCTGCCTGTAGTCCTCCGGCCCGTAGTCGAAGACGACGGGGGGCTCGTCTTCACTCATCGGAACGAGCCGCAAGTGCGGAGCGGATGGTTCGCCGGGTCTCGCGACGGGGGAGCCCGACGGCGGTGGCAGCTTCGATGAGTTCGTCAAGGTCTTCCTCGTCGGCCCCTTCGCCCACCATGGCGTAGGCAGCCCAGTTCAGGACGTTGTTCCTCTCGCCCTCGGCCGCGACGCGCATGCGCTTGATGATGCCGTCGAAGGTGGCCACGGCGTAGAAGCGCCCGTCCTCGAACGAGTGCTTCCGCACCACCCGCATGATGACCCTGCTGGTCATCCGGGCCTCGTTCTCGCGTGCCTTCCTGTCCAGCACGCGACGAAGTCCATCAGGCAACTCTAGCACGGCGCCCTCCGGCGCTACGAGCCATTCGTAGCGGTGTCCGGCAGGGTGGATTGAAGGGGGAGCGGCCACGTAGCCCCCCAACCCTTTGAAGTCGAGCTTGGGCCCAAGCTTTACGGTCGGCCGCTCGACCCAGTCGGCGAACCAGAGGTGCAGCCCGCGCCCGGTCTTGGCGACCCAGCGGTCGGGGATGCCGTCCTCGCCGACCATCGCCAGCCACTGGGCGGCCCCCTCCTCGCCGTCGATGTCCACGACGTAGTAGGGCGCGCCGGTCAGGATGCCGACCCCGGTCGTCTTCTCATGGAGGAAGGCCCCGACCCGGAACGTCGTGGCGTCCATGGCGTCGAGCAGGCCGTGCGGGTGAACCGCCCCGTTCGGCATCTTGCCAGTCAGGGCGATGACCCGGAGGCCAGCGGCCACGTAGTCCTCGGCCGCCGCGAGCAGGATGTTCGTCATCGGCGTTTACACCTTGTCGGCGATAGGGAGAGGCCGCTCCTCCTGCGGGCCCGGTTCATTGGCCGGGTTCGTCCGTGGGGAGCGGCCTCGTTCCATGGTAGCGCTGGGCGCTGGCCGGTAGGCCTACTCCTCGTCGACCTCGATAACCTTGCGCGCCGTCCGCTTCTTCCGCAGGGGGAGGACGTTGGCGACGGCCGGCCAGCCGTTGTCCTTGATGGCGACCTCGACCTGAACCTTGCGGCCGGCGAGGTCGCGGGCCTTGGGCGACCCTTCGCCGGCCTCGAACGCGGCGAACTCCTCGGGCGTGAGGAGCGCCTTCAGGTAGCGCACGGCGCGCGGGACCGTCTTGGACAGGACGTTGGTGCTCATGCTCGTGAGCCCGGTGACCTCGACGGGGTCGCCATCCTCGTAGAGGACCGCGCCGTCGTCGTCGAGAAGGGTGAACCGCCACTCGAAGCGGTCGCCGTCACCGTACTGGCCGCCGGTGATGGCCTTGATTTCCACGCCCTCGAAGCGGGCGTCGTAGAACGCGGCTTCGATGTCGGGGGCTTCGGCCGACCGGGTGGTGGCCTTGAAGACGATGTCGCCCATGCGGACGAACCTCCTGCTTGCCGCCGGGTTCTGTGCCGGCTGGGAGACCCAGCTTAGCACCCCTTCGACGACGACGTCGCGCTTTCGCGACCACGCCGAGTTTCATGAAGTCGGAACCGGAGAGCTTGAAGCAATGGAGGGTATGGAGGCTATGGAGGGTTCTATGAAAGTCCTCTACGCGAGGATTTGCTATAGGGACTTTACGTACAAGCTTCCATACCCTCCATTTCGTGCTCAGCAACCCTCCATGGGATTTCAGTTTCGGGACATCGGGGCGAGTGGGCGACCTCGTTTCCGGCGGACTTTCCTTCTAAGCCTCCATACCCTCCATGAGGCCGGCGTCGACGCCGTATTGAGACCGTGTCTCAGTGGTATCTGGGGCCGTGTCAGAGCGGTATTGAGACCGTGTCTCAATCACCCGGACCAATCACCCGGACAGGAGTCCCGGCAGGTATTGAGACCGTGTCTCAATCACCCGGACAGGAGTCCCGGCATGTCCGCCCCGCCGCCGAACCGCCAGAAACCTCCCGCCCGCCCGGGTGCCCGCGCAGGACTTCGCGCAGTTCCGCGCTCGGTCCGACATCACATGCGTTGGCTAGCTACGCTAGCCCTCGCTAGCCCTTCGATGATGATGGACATGCCACGTCCATAGGACGTGACCCCTGACAGGGCAGCAGCAGCACAGCCCTTGCTCCCCTCCCTATCTACCCGAAGGGGAGATAGGGAGCCCTGCCGAGTCGGCCTCTCGTGACGGCACGTCGAGCTGGCCGACCCGCTGTCCCCGAAGGGGACAGGCCGCCCGGAAACTGGCCGGCCCGGCGGAACGGCGCGCCCTCGCGCAGTACCACGCGCAAGCTCCCCGCGCCGTACCGCGCGGGATGGTGCGCGACGACCGAAGGTCGTGACGGGCAGGCGCTGTTCCGGGCCGATGGTGGAGACCGGACCGACCGAAGACCGGCCGGCCGACCAGCTCCGAAGGAGAGCCGCCATGACCAGCCCGAAGACCACCGTCGTCACGAACGACGAAGTCGTCACGACCCCGCAGGAACCGGCGAAGCCGGTGAAGCTGCCTCGCGTCAAGAGCTGCGGCCAGCTCGCCGAGTACGGCCTTGGAGAGGCCGGGTGCAAGCGGCTTCCCCGTCACCACGGTGACCACCGCGTGACGTTGCATCGACCGAAGGTCGCCAAGGCCGCCAAGGCCAAGGCGTCGCCGAAGGCGACGAAGGTCACCCGGGCCGAGTTCCTTCAGGAACTCGCAGCGCAGGTCGACGCCGGGACGCTGACTCCGTCAGCGGCGCTGTCGAAGGCCTCGGCCTTCATCACCCGCTCGAAGACCGCGCGCCGGCCGAAGGCCTCCCGCGTCGTCTCGCCGAAGCTGGAGGTCGTCGTCGACGGGTGACAGCTCGCATCACCCCCACATCACGCATCGGCCGGCCCTTCGGGGCCGGCCCGAGAGGAGAAACTACGATGGCTGCCTACCGCACTTGGCCGACGACATCGAAGATGTCGGGCGACGACTACCGCGTCATGGCTCGTGACGCGTCGGACGAAGACTTCCACGCTTCCGCGTACGTCAGGAAGGAACCGACCAGCATCGCGCTGGTCGAGGTCCAAGCGTTCCGCGCCTCCACCTCCGGTGGAGGGTTCCGCCAGTTCGCCAACGTGTCACTGCTGGTCGACGCCGGCATCGGCTCCGCCGATGTTCGCCTGTCGCCTGACGAGGCTCGGGCCGTCGCCGAGATGCTGGTCATCGCGGCACGTGACGCGGAGCAGCTCACTTGGGCCGCGTCGAACCCCGAGGTCGCGCACCTGAATGACGCGGGTGACGACACCGACGGCGTCGACCCGCGCTACATCGCGTCACGCTCATAGGCGTAGGCGTCACGAGAGGAAGGCCGACATGGGCGGCATCGACAGGTTCTACGTCACGTGTTGGGTCCTACGGACCCTGCTGGCCGTAGCCGCTGCGGCCGGGTTCCTGATGGCCACGTCACGAGGGTGCATGACATGAGTGACACCTATCCGCGTCCGTTCGTCACGCTGAGGAGACCGAAGATGTACAGCTCCGCTGAAACGCGTCACGAGAGGCTCTGCAACGGCGAGCCGCCGTACGGCGTCGACGACGACGTCACGTATCCGCCCGTCATCGAAGATGACGGCATGAGCCTGCCCTGCGACGGGCCGCTGACGCATGAGGCCGCGCACGTCATCCTCGGGCGCCTGCTGGAGCGCTCGGGTTACACGGAAACGCGCGAGACCAAGCGGCTCTGCCAGCTCATCATGCGAGCCGACACCGAAGGCCTCTGGCCTCTTGACATCTGCGTCACGGCGTTCGTGACGCGTGACTGCCCGCATCATCACCGCTGGACGACCCTGAAGTCACTGCGCTGGCCGCTGTCGGCCGGCATCCCCATCCCGCTGCCGTTCCGCGACCGCTGACGCTGCGACCGTGTGACCCGCATCACCGCATGCGGGTCACCGGCCGAGCGTCAATCGGCGCTTGACAAGCATGAGAGGATAGGCGTAATGAGACACATCGCCCTGCTCGACCAGCTCGACAGCTCATGGCGTGACATGCTCGCCGCGGGTGACATGTTCGCTATCCGATGCCGCATCCTGAAGGCCGCGACGTTCGCTGCCTGTACGGCTCACACGACCGTCGAACGGGCCGAGTATGAGTACGTCACGTGGGCGGAGGCAGGCGAGTTCCCGAGTGACGGGACGAACCTGTCCGAGCAGAAAGCTTCGGCCGCCATGACGGCCGAGGCATGGACGGAAACGCTCGACATCGAGACCGTGCGCGGCTGGCGTGACGGCTGGGCGCTGGCGGCCGAGCTGGCGGCTCACGTGTACGGCCTTGGCACCGCCAAGGCTGCCTTCGCTGCCGCCCTCGTCGGCTATCCTGAGCCGTACTGCCTCGACACGCACTGCCTCCAGCTCGTCGCGGAGCGCCTGACGTGCCTTGGCACGCCGAGCAGCGCCGAGCAGCTCCGACGCGTCACGCGCATGCGCTACGACTCGCCGACGAGCGCCACCCGAAGCTGGCAGCGCTATCGCGAGGTCGGCGACACGACGTTCGGGTCACGTGCGCACCAGTGGGAGTTCTTCGCCATGAAGGTCGAAGCCTTCCGTGACGGTGCGCACGAGGCCTACTTCAGGACGGTGCTCCCGTGACACGTGTAAACGCTCGCGTCCCCCGTCACGCGTCGTCGCGCAGGAACCCCGAAGGGGTGCCCCTTGACAGCCATGAGAGGATGGTGCCATGAATACCGCAGCTCGACCCGACCCGGCCATCGCCAAGGTCCTCGCCGACATCGCCGAACAGGGCGGCGGCACCTATGAGAGCGGGACGTACCTGCCCTTCACCCCCACGGACGGCTTCGCCGTCGGCATCGGCGGCATCAGGCTGCCCGAGGCCACGGTCACGGCCGCAGAGCTGACGCGATGGCTGCGTGCCGTCGTGACAGAGTACGAGGCCAGCTTCGTCGGCACGTGGCGCGACGGCGGCCTCGTCTACATCGACGCTGTCCGGTACATCCGTGACCTGCCCACGGCGCTCGACGTGGCACGCGTGTTCCGGCAGAAGGCCATCTTCGACTTCTCGACGAAGTCGAGCATCGCGCTGGAGGCGTGACATGGAGCATCGCTGCGACTGGAGCAGCGCGTGGCCCACGGGTCACCCGCTGCCCCCCGAGCGTCCCGAGAAGCTGCAAGGCCCCGAGGTCGGGCAGCTCTGCATCCTGACGTCGAAGTACCACCCCGGACTGGTCGTCCGGGTCACGGCCCGCTCGTACGTCTGGTCACCCGGCGAGTGCCGGAGCCACGGCGGCTACCGCTGCTACGACTGGTCGGTCATCGACGACGACCACGGCTACCGCGTCGTCGTCGGCGACACGGACCTCCTGCCCATCGTGACGGGCATGTACCTGAAGGAGCGCGACTCGTGAGTTACGTGGACCCCAACTTCCGCACCAAGAAAGCGTTTCGGGCTGCCGTCGAGGCCGGCGCCAAGCTGGAGACCTATAACCCGTCGGGCATGTTCCCGACCCGGCAGAACGGGCAGGACACGGTCGAGGGCCCGCATTACCCGGAGGCGCACCGCTGGTACGCATCCGTCACCGTCGTGGACGGCATCGTCGTGAAGGTCAGGTGAGGAACATGGAAGACAAGCGCATCATCATCGTGACGAAGAACAGCGTCTACATCGCCACCGTCGACGACCAAGGTGACGTGTGGGTCCTCGGGCGGGCGAGCTGGAACTCGCCGTTCGTCGACATCGCGGGCCTCGTCACCGGGCTCGTCGTGACCCCGCTGGCCATCGGCCAGCGCATGGTCCTCGACAGCGGCCTCTCCTCGTCGCCCATCGCGCTCATCCTGACGGTGTCGTGATGGCGCACTACTTCCCGCTCGCCGACCCGTACCCGGGCGTCTCCCTAGAGACGCAGACGCGTCACCTTCGGGCGAAGCGCACCGGGACACGGCGCCGCGTGCGCAAGGGCGACTGGTACCTGTCCGGCGCTCCCGGCTTCGAGGTCGCCTACCACGCGTTCGCCGACTACTCGCTCGTCACCGACATCGTGGACATCGTCCACGTGACTGAGCACATCAAGGTCCGTTACACGGAGAAGGCAGTCTGACATGGACGTACCCGTTACCGTCATCCGCATCCCCCCGATGGGCACCGAGCCGGAGGTCCTGACCGGCGAGCCGCTGTACGCCGAACTGGAAGGCGTCACGGTGTACCTGCTCCTGTCACCCGCGGACAGGGCCCTGTTCGACAACCTGCCTCACCGGTCACGCAAGGTTGTCATCGTCCGCAACCTGCTGACCGGCTTCCTCGTTCGGGTGAAGCGCGCACCGTGCGGCGCCGGCTGCTACTGTGCCGCCGCCATCGTCCCGGGAGCCTGACATGGCGCGATGGGTTCCGCTCTGTAGCGACTGCTGGTACGACAACTTCCCGGGTGACTACTTCCCCGGCAGCATGACGCACACGAACTGCTGGCGCTGCGGCGAACCGGCCATGTGCGCCCACGTCAACCCCCGCGACCTCGACCCGGACGTCACGGTCACGGAGGACAGCCCGAGCTTGCAGGACGTCACGAGCGACGAGCTGTTGGCTCTCGACGCGGAGGCGTTCGGATGACACTACTGAAGCCGCACTACCCGTCGCCAGCGGAGCTGGCGCGACAGCGGCGGATGTTCGTGCTCGACAGCGCGACCGACCGGCCGCACCACTACCTCGCCCGTGCGCTCGTCATGCGTGGTCGCGATGCGCTCGACATCGGGCGACACGGCACCTCCTTCATGCGTGACGCGAGGAGTTGGGACAAGGGGAACGACATCTCGCTTCACCCGTCCCGCGCGGCCGAGCGCATCATGCGGTACTACCGTACCGAGGCCCCGTTCAGCCTGAACCAAGAGCAGGCCGCCAAGGCGGCCGACCAGTGGCAGGAGGCGCTGCTCATGGGCCCACGGCTCCGGGCATGGGTCGCCTGCAACTTCTACCTCGCGCAGTCGGACCCACCGCGCAAGTGCGAGCACCCGGCTGACCACATGACAGGAGCGTGGTGACATGAAGCATGTAGGCACGTCACAGTGGGTCGTCGACCGGTTCGTCGCCGGCGACCCCGGCTGGTACAGTACGCCGAAGGCGCAGGTCCCGGGTGGCGTCCGGGTGTTCGTCGAGCAGCAGCGCGACGGGAACATCGCCCTGTACAGCTACCGCACCATCGTGGCCCTTCGCCTGACGGACGGGAGCATCGCTATCACGCCGCGCCGCTACGGCCCGGCGACGGGCAAGCTGCTCGGCAAGGTTCGCCGCCACCTCTATCCCACCCCGATGACGGTCGGGGGCGAGCCGCGCTCCATCACCGTCACGGTCGCCATCCCGGGCCGCTACGGCGGCTGGGGCATCCCGTGGGCCTCGTCGACGCACGAGTCCCTTCCCTTCATCGTTTACGCGCCGAGGAGCTGACATGGCCCAGAAGCTCGCCATCGCGCTCATCATCAAGGCGGAGGAAGTCTGAGATGCAAGTTCACGTGAGCGACAACAACGTGCGCATCGACGTCACCGGTGCGGAGGCACTCCGCATCCGGCCACACTTGTACATGACGACGGAGATGATGGCGTGGGGCGAGCGGGTCGTCGAGGCGATGGGCTTCCACGTCGACGCGGACCACGTCCTCAACCCGTGGGTTCACCTGAAGCGCGGGGTCTACAATCGCGGGTTCGCTGTCACCGTCTGGACGAAGCGCTGATGGACCAAGGCCATCTCGTCCTCGCCATCTTCCTCGCGCCCGTCTGGTGCTACCTGCTCTGGGCGCTGGTGATGTTCCTGCGCCAGCCGGCCACCGACATCGCCGAACAGGTGGCGACGCTCGTCCTGCTGCTCATCATCCTCGCTGGCATCTGGCTCTACGCCGGCGCCACGATGGACCCGAACAGTCTCGCTCACACGTGGGAGTGTGACATCCCCGGCGGGCAGCGACCCGCCCTCTGCGAATAGGCGGTGAACCCGTGAGTGTCATCATGCGCGTGGTCGCGCACACAGCAGCCGTCAGCACAGACACAGACGGCGACAGCGTCCGCCTGACCGCGTGGGAGCGCGACGAGGACGGCAGCGTGACGAAGGAAGCAACCATCGCCCTGACACGGCAGCAGGCGGTCGGTATCGCGACCCGCCTGCTCCGCGCAGCCGAAGACCCGGCTGGTCACCGGCTCGGCTGGTACGTTCAGCGCGAGGAGGAGACCCCGTGACCAAGACCCGGGAGCAGTGGCTCCAGCAGGCGGTCAGGCGCCTGACCCCGACGTTTACACGCGCTGGGGTCGTGGTGCCTGATGTCGCCGTGTCCGTCGGCTGGCCCGGCGGACGCGGCAAGAAGGCGAACGTCATCGGCCAGTGCTGGCCGCCCTCGTCGACTGCCGACGGGCGACCGGCCATCTTCATCAGCCCCGCGCTGACGGGCAAGGACCCCGTCAACATCCTCGCCACGCTCACGCACGAGCTGGTCCATGCCGTGGGCTGCCCGGGGCACAAGGGCAAGTTCGTCAAGCTGGCACGCGACGTCGGCCTCGTCAAGCCGTGGACGGCGACCCGGGCGGGCGACGCGCTCGCCATCGCTCTCGACGCTCACGCTGACAAGCTGGGTCCCTTCCCGCACGCTGCCGTGCGCTCAGGGCTGGGCGTCGGGCTCGGGCCCGAGGTCCAGTCGACCCGCATGCTGAAGGTGTACTGCCCGGATGACGGGTACACGCTGCGCACCACCCGCAAGTGGCTCGACGTGGCTATCCCCGACTGCCCGGTCTGCAACATCCAGATGGACGTCGAGCAGAAGGCATGACGTTTACACGACGGTTGCCAGAGGACGTCGTCGCCATCGAGGTCGTGCAGTACAACCAGCCGAACTGGTGGTACGTCAGGGCCGTCGAGCGCGGCGGCAAGGTGTGGCACTGGGAGCCCTTCCTGTCACGCTGGGCAGCCGACAAGGCAGCCGAGGTCCTGTGGACCCGGCTGCGTTACGAAGGGCAACTGGCGGAGGGCGCCGAGAAGCGCCGACCGGTAGCATATGATACACTGGAGCGACGATGAACGAAGACACTGCGCTTACACCCATCACGCAGGCCCAGCGCATGCTCGCCGAAGCCAAGACGCTCGACGAGCTGAAGTCCCTGCGCGATTACGCGACAGGCGCCAAGGCGTGGGCCAAGGCCCGAGGTCTGGGCATCGAGACCGAGAACGAGGCGGCCGAGGTCGTGCTGCGCGCCGAGCGTGGCATCGGCTCCATGCTGTCGGAGCTGGAGAAGTTGAAGCTGTACGGCCCGGGGGCCGCGCTCGCTGGCTCGAAGCGCGGAGCGCGCGCAGACCAGCGGCACGGCGGGTCCGCGCCGGTCATCGAGCGCCGGCCGGGGGTCATCACGAACGAGGACTTGGGCATCCGCAGTCAGGAGGCCATCGACTTCAAGCTCGCCGCGCTCGTGCCGGAGGACAAGTTCGAGGCCATGCTGCGTGAGGTCCGAGCCCACGTGAAGCGGTTGGCCAAGGTCAACTTCTACCGAGCGGGACGCCGTGAGAAGGGTCTGCCCGAGCGGCCCACGCCGGAGGACAAGGGCTTCATCACCTTCCGGGCCGGAGCGCACCAGCTCCTCGGCTGGGAGGTGGACGGCGAGGGCAACGGCAAGGCGTCGCGCAACGGCCTCCTCACCCTGCCGGTGGACGAGCTGGTGCAGGTGGCGCATCTCGTGAAGGCGCTCGCCGAGGCATACAATCAGGCGCGCGAGGTGCGCGATGCTCAGTGAGCGGGGCTGGGGCGACGGAGTAGGCGACCGCCGGCCCCACGTCATCAAGGACATCAGCTTGGCCTACAACATGGTCCTCTGCGGGCCGTGCGACGTGATTGTCAGGGGCGGCAGCTTCCTGTCGCTCGACCGCGCGTGGACTGACCACCGCGGACTGAAGTATCACCCGCCCCGCTACCGGACCATGGCCACCGACTCGGAGGTCACGGAGTTCCTCCGGGCCGTCGAGAACCCGGACTACGTGTCAGTCATGGCTGGCAGCGAGACGGTCACGCCCCCGGCCGACCCCGACGCACTCGCCGACCTCATCGAGCACGTGCTCGAACGTCAGGCCCAATGCACCTGTGCCACGACCGGCATCGAGGGTTGCCCGAACCGGACGGAGGATGACCGATGACCTGCGACTGCCCGGAGGAAGGGCACTACTATGACTGCTCCCGCAACTTTGCTCTTGATGCCGAGCGCGCCCGTCGGGAGGCACGGATGACCGGCATCGACCGGCGCCTCCGGGGCGCGCTGGCCGCCGACACTCTCCGCGCTGCGCTGGCCGCCGAGCGTACTCGCTACGGGCGGGTGCTGGAGGAGCTGCACGCCGAGCGTGCCCGCCACGCTGCGCTGGTGAAGGCAGAACGGGAGTGCAGCGGCTACTACATCGGCCACGACTGCGGCTGTACTTGCCACCGCGCCGCCCTCGACGGAGAGCCCAGTGAGTGACTACACCGTGAAGGTCCTGCTCGAAGCACTTGACAGGCCCAGTACACTGAAGGCGCTCACGAGGAAGACGGACCTGCGGACCCATCAGGTCCTGTCCGCCATCATCGAGGCCCGGGTCAAGGGCCACCGCATCGCTGCCCGTGGGCGTGGCGACGTGGTCACGCAGGAGCCCACCTACTACGAGGTCATCCGTGGCTAGCGGCCGAACCATCGAGCAGAAGGTCGGGGACTGGCTCCGTGCCTTCAACGCCATCAGCGCGGAGCTGACGCCGCCCGGGATGCGGGAGGTGCTGCGCACCCTGAAGACGCGCGACCCCCTCGAAGGTGAGTCGCCCGAGGAGTACATGAAGGACCAGTTCGCTGTCGCCCAGAGCATCGGGCGCATCGTCAGTGCCAACGACCGGACGGCTGCCATCGCTGCCGCCATGCTGACGCAGTCAGGCATCGGGCGTCCGCCCGTCGACTACCCGGAGGACGTGCAGTGAGCGTGAAGGGTGACCTTGGCGACGGACCGCAGTGCCCGGAGAGCCCGGAGCACGGCAGGCTGTACACCGTGGGCCAGAACCTCTGGTGCCCGGTGAGTCAGGCCCTGTACGGTCCGTCCGTGTGGAGTGAAGTCGACCGTGCCTTCCGTGCCGGCAAGCTAATCCGAGCCGGGTCCGTGTCGCCACCCAAGCCCGAGCCCGTCGACCTACCTGAGCTGACCGTACCGGAGTTCGACACATGGTGACCCTCGCCGAGAAGCCCGAGCCCCCGCCCTCCCGCCGGGAGCAGGCGGTCGACGCCGTTTACACCGCCGCCGGTGGAGCCAATCGCCTCGCCCGCGTGTCGCTGGCCGGCACGCCGCGGGGTCACGTCCGCCGGCCCATCCTGTTCATCATCGCCGGCATCTGCCTCGCCCTCAACGTGCCGGCCGTGGGCATCGTGGCCCTCCTGCTGCTGGCGCTGGGCGACGCCCTGATGGAGGTCGAATGAAGACGCGCACGCTCATCAGCTTCGAGAAGCTGCCGCCTGACTTCGAGACGCGCACCCGGACGGAGCGCATCGCCACCCTGCGTGCCGAGATGGAGGAGATGGGCGCCCGGCTCCGGCGCACGCTGGAGGACCGGGCATCCAAGCTGCACGTCTCCGGTTGGGTCGAGGACCCGAACGGCATCACCCTGTACATGCCGCCCGAGCCTGACGGCAGCCCGGGCGACACGCTCGTGGGCACGCTGGAGATGACGAGGCCCGACGATGCCTGACCCGCGCAACTCCAGCCTGACGGGCGACGGCTTCCGGTTCTACCGCTGGGAGGATGCCGCCACCGGCGAGACGACCGACGTCCTGTCGGTCACGTCCATCCGCAAGCTGTGCGGCGAGCCGTTCACGCTCGTCAACTGGCAGCTCGCCAACATCATCGACGTGGCCATGTCCACCGTGAAGCGCACGGTCATCGGCCCACGCGGTGGCGTGAAGGAGGTGCGCGTCAAGGACGAGTTCCCCGGCGAGTTCGCCCGCCGGCTGGCCGCTAGCGACGGCGAGCAGGGCAAGCTCGACGAGCTGCGCAAGTGGCTGCGCGAGCAGGCCGACGAGCCCCGGAACATCGCCGCCATCCGCGGCACCATCACGCACGAGGCCATCGAGAAGAACGTCCCGTTCGACCGCGTCGAGCGGCCGTACGTCGAGAGCGCGTTCCTTACACTCAGCGCCCGGGACAGGGGTCGAGTGAAGAACGGGGTGCAGGACGAGGATGTCGACTTCGTCCGCAACAGCATCCGCCAGTATTGGGACATGCGTGAGACCGTCCCGTTCGTCATCATCGCCCGCGAGGTGCAGTGCTTCAACCTGACCGCCGGCTTCGCCGGGACGTTCGACGCGCTGGCGTGGTTCCTGCCCGAGGGCTACGACGGGCCGATGCCCAAGGCGCGTGACATCACGGTCGACTTCATCCGAGAGCACGGCGGGCAGCTCGTGCTCCTCGACTGGAAGACCAGCAAGGGCATCTTCACAGACCACGTCGTCCAGCTCCACGCCTACCTGTCGACCGAGTTCGTCGGCAGCGATGGCATCAAGGACCCGCGCCTGACTGACCTGCTGCTCGCCACCAAGCATGGCGCGCTGGTCCACATCCGACCGGACGGGTGGGGTGTCCACCAGTTCAAGTACCAAGAGCCCGTGGTCCGGGCGTTCCTCGGGAGCTGCGCCTTCGCCCGCTTCCTCGCCCAGCACCCTGAGCCCAAGGCCCTGTTCGATACCGAGTGGTCGGGTAAGGCAGCAGAGGAGACCGATGGCTGACACCGACAAGACCCAGTCCGTCCTCGATGCCATGACCGCCGGCATCATGGGGAAGAAGGAGGCCAAGGCGGCACAGCTCACGCCTGTCGGACGGGAGCAGGGAGGCCCGCTGTCCAAGGCCTTTGACGCCCCGTTCCCGTTCGACTACCCGGCATCTCAGGTCCAGCAGGCACTGAGGAACATCAGGCAGGAGGTCGACTACATCATCAAGGCGTGCGACGCTGTCGAGGCGTCGCTCTCACCCGCAGGCAGGGTGCCGGTCAACCCCGTCGCCTTCGTCGAGGCCGATGAACCGGTCGCCGTCATCTCCCCGACCGGCTGGTCCTGCCCAGAGCACGGAGATGCCTCCCTCGTCACGCTGACCAGCCGCAAGGGTCGGACGTACCGGTCCTGCACATCCTGCATGGAGTTCGAGAAGTGACAGAACAGACCCCTCTCTCACCGCACGGTCGTCACTTCGACCTTGCGGACCCGGCCGACCTGAAGCTGCTCGTCGAGAACGGCGTCATCTGGAAGACCAAGTACGTGCAGCTCGGTCTCGACGCCCTCCAGTCGGGTGCCGTGAAGCTGTCCGACTGCAAGAACATGCCGGCCAACATCCGCGACATCGTCTCGGGCGGTGGCCAGTGAGGCCACCACGCATCATCCGGCTGCTGTCGCAGCGCGTGACCGTGCGCACGGTCGCAGACATCGACATCAGCGATAGGTTCGGCGAGGGGGCGGCGGCCTACGGGGTGTTCGATGCCGACGGCCCCAACATCCTCCTCACCCGCAAGCAGGGCCCCGACCGCATGCGGGAGACGTTCCTGCACGAGAACCTGCACCTGATGTTCGCGCACGCGAAGCTGTGCGCCGACGAGGGCGGGGTGTCGGAGGAGGAGGCGGTCAACCGTCTCGCCCCCGTCATGCTGTCGTGGGTGCGAGAGAACCCGTCGGCCGTCGAATACCTACGGAGAAAGGACTGAATGAAGGTCTACCTTGCCGGCCCGATGACCGGCATCCCGCAGTTCAACTACCCCCTGTTCATGGACACGGCCGCCGGGCTGCGCGCCGTCGAACTCAGCCCCGAGCAGGGCTACGGCATCGAGGTCGTGAGCCCCGCCGAGCTGGACTTCCCCGAGGTGCAGCTCGCCAGCCTGCTGTCACCCGACGGGAACCTCAACACCATCGAGACCCACGGCCTCACGTTCGGCGACTTCATCGCCCGTGACGTCCAGCTCATCATCGACGACGGCATCGACGCCGTGGTCGTCCTCCCCGGATGGGAGACTTCACGAGGTGCCCGGCTGGAGACCTTCGTGGCCAACGCCATCTGTGGCCTGCCCATCATGACGTGGGACGGCAAGGAGAGCTTCTACAACGTGCCCAAGCTGGACTTGTGGCGCGCGTGGCTGAAGGAGCCCAGACTATGCGCCTACTGGGAGGACTGACGATGGCCGACTACGTCCCCGGGCTGGAGGTGCGCATCACCTCCGATACGGGCGGCGAGAAGGGGCAGAAGGACGAACGCTTCGGGGGCGGTGACCCGCTGGCGTTCGCCGAGCTGGCCCGTGTCTACGGGTTCGGCGAGCACAAGTACGCTCGCTACAACTACCTCAGAGGATACGCATGGTCCCTGTCGGTCGACGCCTTGTTCCGCCATCTGTTCGCCTTCCTAGCCGGAGAGGACCGCGACCCCGAGAGTGGGCTGCTCCATACCGCTCACGTGGCGTGGCACGCCCAGACCCTGACCTCGTTCCAGCTCCGGGGACTGGGGACGGACGACCGGTTCAGCGCGACCGACCCGACCGAAGGCGAGGAGGACGAGGGAGACGCTGAGCCCTTCATGTGCTGCGCCTGCCCCGGGGCGTACCCGCACGACGGGATGTGTCTCTACTGCGAGAAGCACAGTGGCTGACACGAAGGTGATGGAGGCCAAGGTGGCCGCCGCCGAGGTTGCCCGGGGCCTTGTCGACCAGTACGACTTCGTCGCCATCATCGAATGGCGGACCCCGCAGGGGCTGGTCCAGCCCGTGGTCTGGCAGATGCGACTGCGGTCCGTTCATCAGGGCCTGTGCAACGACCCGTTCGACGGCCACGTTCACAGCCACAGGGGCGACCACTGATGCGGCGCACCCCGTCCTTGACCGCCGAGGCGCGCCGAATGTTCGCAGAGGAGGTGCTACACTCAGGGGGGTGGCAGCCGGGAGGCACCATCCCTCGCATCGCCGAGGCAACCGGACTCGATGCCGACCAAGTCCGAGACGCCATCTTCGCCGAGTCGGCCGACCAGTGGAGACACACCCTTGCCGTACATCAACGGAGTCCGCGTGACGCTCGCCGAGTGGCGGAAGCAGAACCCGCCCAAGGCGCTGAGCAACCTGTTCGGCGATGAAGACGAGCCCGTGCCCGAGCCCGACGTGCCCGTGGCCGAGCCGGTGAGGCGCAAGCGAGCCACGACCAAGGCCAAGGCCGCTGCCGCCGTGGCCACCGGCGTCAAGCTGCCGGATGGCATCCAGCTTCCCGAAGACGGCATCGTGCCCCCCGTGGCACAGGCTAACACCCAGTCCACCCACCTGCATGACGCCGACCTCGTGCTCGACGAGGAGGAGGAGAGCGAATGATGTTCGACCCCAAGCAGCCCCTCTGGCTACCAGCCGGCAGTATCCGGGCCATCCTCGCCCTCCTGCTCGTGACCGTCGTGTGCGTCATGGCGATGCAGGCGCGCATCACCGGTGAGGCCTTCCTCACCATCGCCTCCGCCGTCGTGGCCTTCTACTTCGGCGCCAAGCTTGCGGCCTCGAAGTGAGTCTGCTCGACGAACTTGCAGCTCCGTCCTCGGTCCCCTGCAAGCTCTGCACCTTCATCCAGTCACGGCCTGAGGCCGAGCAGGCTGAGTGGCACACAGAACTGAGCAAGCCGGTGACGGCCGTGGGCAACACGGCTGTCGTTCGCGCCCTGAGGCGCCGGCTGGTAGAACTCGACGAGCACTCTGTGCGTCGTCACCGAGAACGCCATGAGCGCTGACCCTGTAGACTACATGGTCGCTCTGCGCCAGTACGTCAAGACGAAGCGCACCGAGGTTCGGCTGCGCTACGCCCTGATGGCTGACGCCGAGGTGGCCCGGTCCCTGCCGGTGTGGCGTGACGAGTTCGAGGCACAGGCCCGAGAGAAGGCGCCTGTCGTCCTTGACCTCGCGTCCGAACTGAGGCGGCTCAGTGCTGGGTCATGAGTGGTTCCCGGCAGATGGCCGGGCCACTCGCATCCTAGACTTCGACGTCGAGAACCGGCCGCTGTCCTACTGGATGGCGGACTGTCCGACCGCCGAGATTACGGCCATCGCTTCCTGCTGGGCGGACGACCCATCCAGCATGGAGGTGCTGCTGCTCGGCCCGAAGCACCGGGGCCCCACGACCCTGCTCCTTCCGTTCATGGAGCGGTACGAGCAGGCCGACATCGTGACCGGCCACTACATCCGCCGGCACGACCTGCCCATCATCAACGGTGCGCTCATGGAGCTGGACCTGCCGCTGCTCGGCCCGAAGCTGACCATCGACACCAAGCTCGACATGTTCAAGAAGGCCGACATCCCGGCCACGCAGGAGTACCTGCTCGAAGTGCTCGACGTGCGCGACGTGTACGGCAAGCCCTTCCGCAAGTACCACATGAGCCAGAACGACTGGCGCGAGGCCAACCGCCTGTCGCCAATCGGGCTGCGGAAGACGATGGAGCGCGTCGCGTCCGACGTGTACGCGCACATGGCACTGCGTCTGGAGATGACCCGGCTCGGTATGCTCCGCCCGCCGAGGGTGTGGGACCCGGGCTCCGGCTTCAGCGAGGTGACCGAGGGCCGGCGCCGATGAGCACAGCACGCATCTCCGGCGAAGACCTGTGCCCGCTGGACGGGCGACCGTCGGGCTACGCTTACGGCCCGTGCGGTGACTGCATCTACTTCAGGGGGGTGACGAGCCTCCGTCAGGAGCGCGTGGTCTGCAACTGGCCGCGCAACGGCAAGGACTTCGACGAGACCCCGTCGAAGGTCTACCGGGTGCCGGACGTCTTCCTGCGCTGAGCGTTTACACATGCCCCGGTCCGCAGTGGGCCGGGGCCTTTCTCTATGCTGCCGTCAGCAGCAGCAGGACCGCCTCGTCGTCCTGATAGAGGGTGTACTCGTCCTCCTCCCACCGTCGGCGCTTGCCCCTGCCGCCCGTGTCGCCGCCGGTGGCGGTGACCGTCGGCACGTAGCCCGTCAGCACGAGCAGGACCGGGTCCGGCACGATGATGACGTTGCCGCTGACGGTGACCGTCGGCACGTAGCCGGTCAACGCCAGCGTGGCTGCCGCTGGCGTGATGACGGTGGTGCCGGTCGCCGTGACCGTCGGCACGTAGCCGGTCAGGGTCAACGTGGCAGCGGCTGGCGTGATGATGGTGGCGAGGAGGAGCGTCGGCGCGTAGCCCGTCAGCGTCAGGGAGGCAGCCGCCGGCGTGATGACGGTGCCCTTGATGGCAGACGGCGCGTAGCCGGTCAACGTCAGGGAGGCAGCCGCCGGCGTGATGACGGTGCCCTTGATGGCAGACGGCGCGTAGCCGGTCAACGTCAGGGAGGCAGCCGCCGGCGTGATGACGGTACCAGCGACGAGCGTTGGCGCGTAGCCTGTCAACGTCAGGGAGGCAGCGGCTGGCGTGATGGCGGTGCCCGCAACGAGGGTCGGCGCGTAGCCCGTCAGCGTCAGTGTGGCTGCCGCCGGCGTGATGACGGTACCAGCGACGAGCGTTGGTGCGTAGCCCGTCAACGTCAACGTGGCCGCTGCTGGCGTGATGGTGTCCGCACGGACAAGCGTCGGCGCGTAGCCCGTCAGCGTCAGCGTGGCCGCCGCTGGCGTGATAGTGATGCCGACCGTGAGGGTGGGCGCGTAGCCCGTCAGGGTCAACGAGGCTGCGTCTGGCGTGATGATGGTGCCCTTGATGGCAGACGGCGCGTAGCCGGTCAGCGTCAGCGTGGCAGCCGCCGGCGTGATGACGGTTCCCGCAACGAGCGTCGGCGCGTAGCCGGTCAGCGTCAGCGTTGCTGCGTCCGGCGTGATGGTGATACCGACCGTGAGGGTCGGCACGTAGCCGGTCAGGGTCAACGTGGCAGCCGCTGGCGTGATGGTGTCTGCGCGTACAAGCGTCGGCGCATAGCCGGTCAGCGTCAGCGTGGCTGCCACTGGCGTGATGACGGTTCCCGCAACGAGCGTCGGTGCGTAGCCGGTCAACGTCAGCGTGGCTGCGTCCGGCGTGATGGTGAGACCGACAGCCGCGACGGTGACCGTCGGCACGTAGCCGGTCAGGGTCAGCGTGGCTGCTGCCGGTTCGAGGACGGTGCCAAGGACAAGCGTCGGCGCGTAGCCAGCCAACGTCAGGGCCGCTGCGGCCGGTTCGATGACCTTGTGGTCCGAGACAGCGGCCGTTGGCGCGTAGCCCGTCAGCGTCAGTGTGGCTGCCGCTGGCGTGATGACAGTGCCCGCCACGAGCGAGGGCGCGTAGCCCGTCAGCGTCAGGGAGGCTGCGGCTGGCGTGAGGACAGTACCCGCGACGAGCGTCGGGGCGTAGCCGGTCAGCGTCAGCGTGGCAGCCGCTGGCGTGAGAACGGTGCCCGCGACAAGCGTCGGTGCGTAGCCGGTCAGCGCCAGCGAGGCTGCGGCTGGCGTGATGATGGTCGCGAGGAGAAGCGTCGGCGCGTAGCCGGTCAACGTCAGGGAGGCTGCGGCCGGCGTGATAGTGACGCCGACCGTGAGTGTTGGCGCGTAGCCGGTCAGCGTCAGCGTGGCAGCCGCTGGCGTGATGGTGTCTGCGCGTACCAGCGTTGGCGCGTAGCCGGTCAACGTCAGGGAGGCAGCCGCCGGCGTGATGACGGTTCCAAGGACGAGCGTCGGCGCGTAGCCCGCCAACGTCAGCGAGGCAGCCGCCGGCGTGATGGTGATGCCGACGGTGAGCGTCGGCGCGTAGCCGGTCAACGTCAGCGAGGCAGCCGCTGGCGTGATGGTGTCTGCCCGGACGAGTGTCGGCGCGTAGCCGGTCAGCGTCAGCGTTGCTGCGTCCGGTGTGATGGTGGTGCTACCGGTCGTCGTGCCGATGAGGGCGAAGCTGATGACGCCCCAAGAGTCGCTGTCAGTAATCGACGACGTGCCGGGCGAGACGGTGGTGGCGGACGAGATGGTCCGAACCTGAACGTCGATGCATCCGTCCGTACCCGACGACTCGGCGTAGTGCTGGATGACGGTCCAAGTGCCGGGGCTGGTATAGGCAGCGACGGCATTATCGTCGTTGACCGACGTGATGAGGATGCCCAGCCGGTCCGGCCCGAGGGTCGTGATGTCCGGCGCCTCGGCCGTCGCGGACAGGCCGACGATGTTAGACCAGCTCCCGGCAGTCCCGTTCTCCATGACGGCTGCCAACGTCGTCCCGGTGTTGACGTTGCCGAACTCGATGATGCAGCAGTAGACGTCCTCCGACGTGGAGTTGGTGCCGGAGATGCCGACGTTGACGGTAGTGGTAATCTTCCGGCCGCAGTAGAGGTGGAGGTAGCCGTTGGTCGGTGAACCGACGACCCGCGTACCAACGTAGGTGAGGCCGGGAGACCCGGCCAAGGTGTTGACGTTGCTGCTGCCGGTCTGGGTGACGGCGCCACCCGTGGCCCCGTCTTGGAACACGAAGAACAGGATGAACGAGTACGAGGCCGACGACGGGAAGCTGAACGACCAGTCGCCGGTGGCGTCGGTCGCGCCTGCCGGGTAGGAGGCGGCAGTCGGGACAGCCATCAGAAGCCCCCGCCCGGCCCGTAGTCGATGTCAGACCGCCAGACCACGTCACCGTCGGTCCAGTAGTCGCCGTCGGTCGGACTGTAGACCTTGATGAGAACGCCGGGATTGGCCGCGAGGTAGTCGCGGGCGTTCTGAAGCATCTGCCCGCGCAGCACTTGGTCCGTGCTGTAGTTACGGGTCAGCGGGGTCGAGCTGATGACATTCGTCTCGACCCCACCGTCCGTGCGCGTGACGATGAAGCGGCGTTGAGGGAAGCTTACGCCGAGCTGCGGAGGCAAGGCCGCCTCCTTGGGCTAGGCGAGGGTGAGGACGCCGTTCGTGGCGTTCGCAGCAACCGTCAGCGTGTTCCCAGTCGTGACCGTAACGTCAGCCGGAGTCGAGTCGAGCAGGCAGTAGCACACCACGTCTCCGCCCACCTCGTAGATGACTGCCCAGCGAGCGACGATGCTGCCGCCCGAGGCCGTCCACACGGGGTCGGTCGTGATGTCGACCTTGACGCTCGTCGTACCCGACAGGGTCAGGGCGACAGCGATGCCGCCGGTCGTGTACCCGTTGGCGTTGGCATGCTCACTCGTGGAAAGCCCCGCCCACGTGGTCGTGCTCGATGAGGGCTGCGTCCCCGAGGACAAGTGCAGCGCCATCTTGAACGAGTCCGTGTCGAAGTCGAACGTGCCGTTGAGCATCCTCGTCCGAGTGACGTCGGTAAAGGTCCATGCGGAAGGTGCGGCCATCGCTTACTCCAGTGCTGTTGGTCTGCCGGCTGAGTTGCGCCTGACGGACATCTCTCTCGTGGTCCCGTCAGACATGAACTGCGTTACCCCAGTGATGCGGCCGGTGCCGCCCTCGAAGATGGTAGCAGAGCGAACGACCCAGATGCCATCTTGGCCGTCGACCCCGGGCTTTCCCGTCGGGCCGGCCGGGCCGGTTGCCCCGACGGGACCCCGGGGACCGGTGGCTCCAGCCTCCCCCTTCGGGCCGGCCGGTCCCTCCGGTCCATCGTAGCCCTGTGGCCCCCGTGGGCCCTGTGGTCCGGTCGGACCCGGCTCGCCCTGCGGCCCCGCCGGCCCGGTGCCTCCGGGCCCCTGTGGTCCGGGCTCGCCCTGCGGCCCGCGCATGACGTCGCGCCAAGTCTCGGCACGCTGGCGCTCGTGCTCGGCCAACGCCGCCAGACGCGCCGTCTCGGCGGCAGC